CTACAGCCATTACATGAGCTCCTTAGAAGTCTTGTCCATGACGCGCTTCACTAGGTCGGTCATTCGTGCGTTGACGTCGTCCTTGTTGCGCTCCCATGCTTTCCACATTACTCGTGACGGCTGTCCAAACTTGGCGTTAAGACGCGAGCCCATTATGCCGCTGTCCAAGAAGTCAAACAAAGAAGCGTCTGGGTTTTCCCAGCGAACAACAAATGTCGCCAAGTTGACGTTTTGTCCAGCATATTCCTTGACCCGTTTTGTGTTTATTTTTGCCACAATCTTTTGATCAAAGCGACCCCACGGCAACAATTCAGCACCAGACCGAACCGTCCACTTGCGCTTCCAACCGCTTAAAGGTTCTTTTAACGGAATTGCCTGATATGCGTCATCAACAACATTCTGCACAATGCCTTTGTAGTCCCTAGTAATTTCTCGACGCAAAGACTTGTCAATCTTATTGAGCGTCTTCAAGGCGTCTTTAATTCCAGCAACCTGAATGTTTGCTTCAACTGCCATGACTACCTTCTTTTTTTGTTTGCCTCGTTAAGCACTTTAATGACAGTTGCCAAGTCTCGTGAGTCAAACTCTATGTCGCTAGGCCACCAACCGACCGCGACCAACACTTCTGCTAGCTGGCGACGGTAGGTGCCGCGTCCGTAGGGTTTGTATCAGTCTCATCCAGTACCGGCAGAATGTCGATGTCAGGGTTTTTACTAAGCCATTCGCGCCAGTTGTCACCAACCTGCTCGCCTTTGATCTTTAAGATTGTGTGCATCCAACATGCGTAATCCGAATACAACGGGTTAGCCGAGAGCTGTTGAATGTTGCGACGCTCAAGTCGTTCCCATTCAGTAACCACAAACAGGTTTGTGTAGTAATACTCGGGTGCGCTGTCAGGCGTGCGCTTTAACTGCAATTTAATTTTCATTTGTTCTCCTATGTCGGCTTGGAGCCGTTAATTACGGTGTGACGTCAACGCTGTATGTGCCACCTTGGAACTCAATGTCAAAGGTTGAGAGTTCACCAAGGTTGGCGTTAATTACAGGAATTGAAGCAAGGTAAGTCTCACTTAAAACAAAGCCAGGGTTAGTTGACCCGTCCGAGCCAGTAGTTGGGTTGACTTTGACATAGCACTTGGTGCCAAGCAATGGTGCAAGAACTGCGTATGACTCTGAAGCTGCATACGATGCGTACACCGTCAAGGTAAGTGAGTTGCTGAACAAGCCTGCTGTCATTGTGCGCGACGTGGAGCCAAACGCGGTGTCTTCGAGTGCTTCTGCAGTAACAGTCAATGTTGCTGCGGAGACCTGATCGGTAATGTCAACGATTCCGACAAGTGTTGTGCCGACTTTGACTACTGGGTTAGAGAGATACGTGCTAGTTGCCATGATTGCTCCTTAAGTTCTTTCTTGATAGTAGATGATTCGTGTTGCTTAGTTGTGGATTATGCGGTCTGGGCTTGGATAGCGCAATCAAGGTCGTAGCACGGATACAACGCGCCACCGATTTCAAGGCTTGACGGACGGCCACCCATGACAATGATTGACGAGCCAAGCACGCTTGCGACGATGCCGAGAATTGAGCGAAGTACCGGCAGACCTGCAGGCCCAGAGCCAATGACTTTGATCGGGAACTCCATGCGAACGATGTTGCCGTTGCCAGCAAATGTGGTGAAACTTGGGGCTTCTAAATAGACCGAATTTGGAATTAACTTTGTTGGGTCATTTGATACGCGAAGTCCAGACACAGCTGTGAGCGTTGCGGTTAAGTCGTCAATCGCTTCGTTAAACAGGTCGGTGTAAGCCATCAGGCAACCGCTGGTCGAGGTATCCCAAGCAACTGCTTGACGATCGGGGTCAGGCTTTGTTGTGGGGCAGAACCCATGCCATCAAACGTGGCGTAGGTTGCCTCTATTGAGCCTCTAGAGCGCCACAGAGCGGCGCAATACATCAGAGTGCCCAATGTTGCGTCGCCGCCTGGTGAGGTCGTTAGGGAGTCGATATAGCCTGACTCCTGCCTTCGACGAAATGCAAACTGGCACCCAGCTGATACCGATTGCGTAAGCAACGTGTAATCGTCTGATGGGTTTGTGATTGTGATGCCAAGGTAGGTCATGACTTGCGCGGCGGTCACCCAGGTGCACACAGGGTCATTAGCAACGGTGCCAGACGCAGCGGAACGCTGAACATCGTCAGCGGTCTTGGCGTAAAGCACCTGATTAGCGATTGCAACTTGATAGTCGTAAAGCAGATCGCCTTGCGTATCTATGCCAACAAACAAATACTGTGGCAATGCGCGCACGGTAAAGGTGCCGTTAAATGTTGCGTCAACTCCAGCAACCGTAATTGAACTGCCGACTGCAATTTCCGATGGGGTCAGAAGTTGCAGTACGGCAAAGTTGTCAATCAGGTACTTGTTAGTAACTGTGTATGTAGCCATGAGCGGATGCTCCGCTCTCGACTAGGCGATCGTGATCGACTGAATGAAACTTGACTTGGCAACAAATGTTGCAAAGTACTGGTGGATTGAGAGCGTGCGACCCAAGGTTGATGGGTTTTCAAAGCTCTGCAATGATGCACCAGATTCGTAGATTTCAAAGCCTGGGGCGTACACAACGAGCATGGTTCCTGCAGCGAAGTTGTTGTCAACTACAAGGTCAAGACCAAACACATCCATTGCGTTATATGCAAGACCGCCTACGCGACCAATGCTGTTCTGACCAATCACGCCATTTGTGGTGTAACCAAGTACAGGTCGCTTTGAACCGTCAAGTTGCTGACCTAATTTTTGCCAAACATCTGGTGACACGCACAAGTGAGTTGGGAAGTAGTTGCTGTCTTCTGTAATTTCGCGCGCTGCGTCATACAACGATTCAATCAAAGACGATGGATCGTTAGCTGTAACTGTCCAAGTTGAACCTGATGCGGTCTTACCAGCAACAAGTGCATCTGCTGCAATGTCGTCGGTCTTGATGAGCACTTCGCCGGCAAGGTCATTCAACACGAGCTGGAGTGCGCTTGGATCTGTGAAGTCGATGTCCTGAACTGACAAGGTAACTTGGCCTGCAACAGTTGCTTTCGTAACTGTGTTTGCAGCAATCACCATCGTGGTTGCCGATACAGGGTCTAGCTGGTTGGTCTGAACTGCAGCGGAAGTGTGCGTTGTAATTGTTGGACGAACAAACTGACGTGAAGTGGTTGATGGCATTGCCCTTGCGCCAAATGCCGAAACCACAGGGCGAACGAAGTTCAGATCCTGAAAGAGAGGCCCGAGCACCGGAATGTTCAAGAGGCCAGGTGTGTCGCCGGTAACGATGTCGCCCGCTGCAGCTTGCAACGCTGTCTGATTCTTGCGTTGTGCTTGCTTGAATGCGTCGCTTACTTTGAGGTAAGTGTCTCCGCCGATGTGATATGCAGCGAGTACTTCTGCTGCCGATGGCATTGCAAACTCACGCTTTGCTTGTGCGAAAATTGGTGCAGTTGAAATTGTTGCCTCGACTGCTGGAACGGTTACTTCTGACATAGGTTCTATCTCCTGTTCTGGGACTACTTCTTCATTTAACACTACTTCTTCTGGCTCTTGGTGGATACTCGCAGCGACGGTGGCAATGTTGGCCATATCGCCAAATGCGCCGATGGGAACCAAACTGAGCTCTTGCCAACTTGCTTCTTCAATAATCATTGTGCCTGATTCGTCGTACGAGAACTTGACTGGATTTACCCCGACTGACACTTGGTCAATGGTGCCGTCCATCGCCATGACAAGAGCATCATTTCCGAGAGCGGTGGCGCTGATCTTGGCGCTAAACATCATGCCTTGCTCGGTATCTACGCGCTCGGTGACAACACCAACTGGCATAGATGCGTCGTGATACATAAACAGGCGCGGGGCTTTGCCTTCAACTGGCAATGAGCCTGGACGGAAGATCACAGCTGTGCCATCCGAAACTGTTGCCGGCACGTTGTAGGGGACAGCGGTTCCCGAGATGGTGCGTCGTGGTGTGTCGCCTTTGGCGGCGTCAACGGTGAACTCTCCTGCGATTAGTTTGATCATCGGTTTGCTAACTCCTCTTGTGTATTTTCTTGTGGTTCTTCTGCTTGGTCTGCTAAATAGTTTTCTGACAAATAATTTTGTGCGTCGAATTCAACGTAGGTTCCGTTTGGCAAAATGTTGTTCATGCTGAATGCTTCTGCGATTGCTTCTGCATAGAGCTTTACGCCAAAAATGTAAAGGTCTGCTCGAGCCTGTTGTGATGACTGATACGAGTACGACCCAGTACTTACGCCAACTAGGTACGGTGGCACGTTGCCAAGGCGCGCCATTTCTAACGCTGAATAGTTTGCGGATTCAATTAACAGCATCTTGTCTGGTGACATTGTTGTTGCCTCGTAAGACAGATACTCGTTAAGTGCGGCGGTCTGATTTGTTGCTCTTGCAGCGTTAAATGATGCAGCAAGGTCTGCTAGTTCTTGCGCGCTTAACGGTTCTCCACCAGTTTGCTTAAGGATGCCAGCAGGGATTGAGCTTGAAGCATTGCGGTTGCGCGCGGCCTCAATTTTTAGCGCGGTTTCTACTGCTGACACGCTTGTGTAAACAAGGCCTGTGGTCGGTGACAAGATTTGCAATAGATCGCGCGTGTCTAGTTCTACGCCGTTGAAATAAACTTGGTTGCTTGGTGCAAACCAGACGGGCCCAGTTTGATCGGTGGTCGTGATTGAGCCGACTGGCAAACGTTGGAACGACGCAGGGAACCCGTCAGCCGTTCTGCTAGTGATGTGGATTATGCTCCTGCCAAACATATATAAATCATCAAATACCCAAGAAAAGAAATGGGCGTACGTGTTTTGCGGGTCAGGTTGACGCATCCATGATCGAGGCGCAATGTAATTCTTGACCATGCGCTCGCCGTCCCAGCTCATGTTGTATGCGCGCAATGGCATACATCCGATAACTGACGCAAGCAAATCTCGGCACCTAGAAACCGCTGGGATGGTCATCAGCAAATTACGCTGTTCACCTTCGCGCCAAGAATAATACTGATTGAACACATTGAACGAAGTGTTTTGGTTCCCGTACAGGTTTGAACCACCAGCTGCAGCCGCCTTGGATGGCGGTGGGCTTATTGCTGCTTTTTTGGTTTTATTGAAGATCGCCATATACACCACTCTGCCATATAGGTGGCAACCGCACGTGACTAATCCGATTCCGACAAAAGGCTAGAGCGTGCGGTCGCCGACGAGAATGTTACTGGTTGACGGCCACCAGCATGGGTTTACCCGAGGTAACTGGACGCGCACACATGCCAATTCCCCAAACCATCGTGCGGGCTAACTCAATCGGCCCAGGTGATCGTTTGCTTGACAGCACAATCGTGTTGTCTGTGCGAACAGCAACGGCGCGCTGGACATGTTCGGCCAACAGTTTTTCGCCTGTGTGAAGTAGGCGTCCCTCGGCAATCATGTTTTTGGCAAGCGGTGTAAAGCGACCCAGTTCGGCGTAACCGACCACGACTCGGCGGCGCTCAATGTTCGGCGGACACGTGGCATCCACCGTTGGCGACAGGGCAAACTTGATCGTGGGGTCTTTGGCTAGTTCTTGCACATTTTCCCACAGTTCTGTAATTGACTCGGCGATGAATGCGACGGTCACGAGCACTCGACCGTCTGACAGGTTGACGCATCTGGTTGCGCTGTATCTTGAGTCGTCCAGCGACGATTCAATGGCCACGACCCCACCGCTGGGAATCTCACCGTGGTATTCTAACGACGGCCAGCGCCCTGGCTCAATCCATCCGCGCACAACACTTACCCAAAGGTTTAGAGATGCGCGCAAGAACGACGCGCGATCAGGGTTTGTGGATTCTTGTCGGATGGTGTCCATGTCCAATGTGAAACCGAGTGCGGGGTTGCCCCAGCCAAAACTGGATTCGTGGAGCGGGTCAAGGCTGGGGTCTGGGCTCCATTCCGCCATGTACATCGTGGACGGCTCGCCCTTGTCAATGGCTCGAATGCCCGCCTCACGCCAACGCTGAAACAGGACAGATTCTTCTGTGCCAGCTGTGGAGAAGAAGCAAGCCAACGGGTTTTTACGAGCGCGCTGTGCCGGCAGGAGACCGCCTTCAACAGAGTCGGGGTTGACGTCAAAGAGTTCGTCCACGATTACCAAGTCAATGCTCATACCGTGACCTTGGTTTGGCTTCAATGCTTTGACCCACCATTTGCTGCCGTCTGGCATGGTGGCCTGATAACGGCCGTAGGACTTAACGATCTTGGCGCCGTAATACTCCTCAAGGATTGGTGACAGATCATCAAAGAGCAAGCACGCAAGGTCTAATCGGTGGGCACCAGATACGACGGTCTGTTTACCGCCACGTATCTTCGGCATCTCGACTAACCAAAATAGAATAAGCGCCTGAATGATTGTGGTCTTACCGTTCTGACGCGCAACCGACACAAGGCTCGAGCGGTGCACAAACTTGTTATCGGCGTCCACCGCAAGCATTCCTTCAAGAGCATGTAGTTGCCATGGCATCAGGTCTATGTTCAGCACCTTCTTTGCCATGTCCCCCACAAGTCCAGCTAGTGAACCGGCATGGTCTGGGATCATCGTTTCCAGTCTTGGCTGGTCATGGCCAGTTACCGCTGGTTTGGGCTGATCTGGGCTGTTGGCGACAAAGAGAAGCATGGGGCTCGGGCTCCTTTCTCT